ATCATATCCGGCTGTTAATTCCGGAAGTAAATCGGCATTTTTTGCTAAAACAAGTAACGCTGTTTGCGCCCGTTTCCCTACCTCACCCTCGGCTTCTGCTAGACTTAGCCCCTTGTCTGCGAGTTCTTTCAATCTCTCCGCTAATGGTTTTCCCGACTTAGATAATTGGTTGATAATCAACCTCAAACCAGTACCCGCCATTGAACCATCAATCATATTATTGGCAAGGACAGATACCAGCGCCGTACTTTCTTCGAGGGTTATGTTTGCCGATGCAGCAACGGGGCCAACATACTTCATTGCTTCGGCAAACTTCTCCATGTCTAGGGCCGTACTACTGAAAGCATGTGCCATTATATCGGTCACATTAGTTGCCTCACTAGCATCTTTCCCGTATGAACGTATTATGCCCCCGACAACTTCTGCGGCCCTGCCCAGTTCAGTTCCTGCGGCAGTAGCTAAATTCAACGTGGCCTCTGCAGCAGCTTCTATCTCTGAAGTGGTGAAGCCCAATTTAGCATATTCGGTTTCCAGTTGGGCTACCTGTGTGGCAGTCCACGCAGTAGAACCCCCTAGGTCTCTGGCAAGTTTTGATAGTCGTTTAAACTCCTCCCCGCTAGCGCGGGAAATAGCCTTGACATTTGCCATAGACTGCTCAAAGTCCATGAATGTTTTAGCCACATCCCGAATGGCACGTAGAGCAGTGTGTGCACCAAAAACCCCGGCCATAGTTCTGCCGAGCATCTGCATAGATTTTTGAACGCCAGATACACTTTTCTGGGTCTGTTTAAATCCCCGTCTTAGTGCTCTAGTATCCGCTGAAATCTTAAATAATAATCCCGCTACCTTATCCGCCATGTCGTTTCTCTATTCTATCAAACTTCTCTGCCACCCTCTTGGCTCGATGTGCTAATACTTTCTGTCTATCCTTGTCAATTATTGACTTCTCCCAGGGGTATACCCATAATCTTCGCGGATCTCTTATGGGTTTATCTGACCACATATTTATAATATAAAGGGTCTGTAATCTTGGTATCTCTAAATTAGTTCTACGCAAAGACTCAAACCCCTCTACTGCATTAAAGAAAGCCCGGGGTCTTGTGTCCCAGAACTCATCTTCTGTCATCCCTAATTGACCAATCGCAACCTGCTGCAATAAGTCAAAGTCCAATGCCCCGACTACTCCGGGGCTGGCAAGGGCATTCCACCCGAACTTTACCGGGCGTTTCTCTCCGCCAAATTCTATGTACTTCATGCTATGTTGCTAGAAATTCCAGAATCCCCAACCCCTCAAACTCACAACCCAACACAACACCATCTTCCTGGGGGGCATCAAAATTCGCCCCTGTGGCTACTGCCGACCCGGAAAAAAACCTGTCGGCTGACGTTGCGGCTGTACTAAACTTTAGTGTAACAGTAGAGTTGTTCCTGAAAAGATCATATATCTCCTGGGTACTAAGAGTACCATCAAGAGTATAGAATGCTTCTACGCTCATTGTCCATTCATACCCCTTGCGCTTGAGTTTTTCGATCCAGTTAGAACTATCCTTGTTATTTACAGGAATAGTACCTGGGCCGGAAATATTCAAGCTACATGATGTTGAATGGGACACGGCGACATTATCCACATATAGTAAAATATCTGTCCCGTTAATTTTCCCCGTTGTTGCCATCTTCTTTTATGCTTTTTATAAAAATATCTTCCTCGGTAATCTCATTGGTTTCTTTTACCACCTTCTTTTTTAGAAGTACATTGCCGAGTGTCCAATGCAATACAGCTATGTCCCCCTTTTGGAACAACTTTATACTGTGGCGGTAATCCTTTAAAAATTTTACTTTCATGTCTTTACACATATTATGTAATCCTGGGAACGTCTAAAATAATCCTCGCGCGCTTCCCCTTCTTCTATGAACTCCACGCTATCAAATTCACCATCGAAAAATACATGGTCAATCACTACACCCTCTGATGTCCCTGAGTACTCATCAAGGGTACTGCGTACACTTGCTGCCAGGGTGTCAACTTTGGAATAAGTACGTGCATAGGAGTCTATCTGAAAGCGGTATTTGTCGTAGTCGCTTGCCCCGCCTTTAGTGTTGTGCAGCAGGCAGGATATCATATTATAGATAACCCATTGGGATCCCCTATTTGCCGGGATTCTCCCTCCGTCAACATACTGCGTTACATCTGATAATATGCTCTTTATTGCACTACCAACCATGTTTTGTTATCCACTTATTTAAAAAAGTGTTTATCTTCTTATGTAAAATGCCCTTAAAATCTCTCTCTGTTGCGCCAATGTTATTATCTACCGCCCTGCGAAACCAACCCACCGGCTGTATCGCTCTTTTGAAATCTATTCCCCGGTATTTTCCATGTCTACCAATACCGCTTGAGCCAAACTCTAACCACATACCGCTTTTTAATGCCCACATGGCTTTAGACCGGTCGTGTTGATGCTCTTTATAGTCCCTGTTTGCCTGCTTCGTATTCCATCCTACCCATACACCGCCCCTGGGGCTTCGTGTCAATGCCCAAACTTTTACCTGTTTGGATGCAAAACTTGAATAAGGCTCCACATTACGCCTAGCATCCTGAAGGGTGTATTTTGCCACCGCCCTACAGGCTTGACCGAGAAGCTTTTTGTTGAGCCGTTTCGGTAATCCATTTAATACATTATGTACCTGCTCAATGCCTATTATCTCAGCCGTGGCCTTTACCACATCTGCACAAGGTCTGTTGCCGTTGTCCCCGTGGAATAAACACGAATCACAGAAACGGGCAAAATATCGCCTGCACTCAATCCGACAAAAGTTACAATATCACCCCCTTCGGTGACTACCTTCATATCACCATCACCACCGATATAAATCACCACTGGAGACTTCAGATTAACAGTGTCACTCTGCAAGGCCGTTGCGGCATGTCCTGGAATAGCATATGCCATAATTATTAATATTTATATTTTGTTAAAATCCTTTCGCTAATTCTCGGGAACCTACGCCCCTTATCTTCACGATTGTCCCACCTGTCATTTATAATCAGATAAATAGCTGACTTAATATCACCAGGGATAACAGCAGGGGAAATGTAACCCGTAACAATCCTTACCTGAACCGCGTTAATAGAGTCCCTGACATCGGGCCAGATATAACTATCAACAGGCACAATTCGTGCGGGTTTACTAAACAGATCGGTAGCGTAATTTGTGTCAGTTACCGTCTGTGTATTCCCATCACTATCAGTATATTTCACCGAAGTAATAGAGCTAATGGGCGACATCCAGATATTAATCTCACTGGGAAACACATCTAATAAAAGGTCATATGTTTCCTCATTTAGATAAAGGTCGTATTCACTCTTTATCTGATCCTGGACAGAGTAAATTAATTCCTGGATATAAGCATCATCAGAAGTACCGTCCTCTCGTAAATGCTTTTTAACCTCCGGGAGTTCTACCGCCCAATCTGTCTGTGCCGTTATTAGCTGTAAGCTCATTTTATAGGTCGCTTGGATGTTTTCCTAACTCTCTGTACCGTGACCTTTCGTTGCTTAGGTTTTTCTTCAACAACGGCTATTTTATGCCTCACCCAGTATTCCGCCTCAGAGGCGGGGAAGTCGTAAACCTCCCCACCTATGTAAGCGAAATCTTCTCCAGCCGAGTTTTTTCCAGCCGTAGTTGTTGTAAACCTAACCTTCATTTTAGGTTGATGTACCGCAACGCATTAACTTAATGGGTTCTCCACCGGAAACTTGGTTCCCTGCGAAACGTTGCATGACATTAAAGCCTACCTCATCGGTCCCGGCAAACAGTTCATCTACTCTCGTTATTTTCAGGGGCAGACATTCGCGAATCTTATAATTCTTAAAATCCCCAAAAAATACAATATTTGCAGTAGGTTGAAATTCTTCCATCTCGTTATTAACAACAACGGGGAAGCCTTCTAGTCTGTCCGGCTCACCGGCTTGCATATGCTCTGACCACAGCGGGCGAGCATCGGTGGAGCTAAAATCCAGCGCACGAATAGCCTTTACAATAGCATCATTCATCATAAATGTACCGTTTGAACGATATGCCCTATTGATGGAATAAGCTAAATCTACAACATTAGACCTGGTAATACTCCGTGCTAGACAGTCCTCGCCCTTTGTTGCCCGCGAATTTATACCATAGGGCATTGAGGATCCGGTTCCCAGGGTAAAATGATAATTCAATCCCCTGTATAGTCTCTCAAGTAACAAACCAATTACTTCACCAGCTACATCATAAACAGAGTCCTGGAGTAATTCATTCGAAACATTCAAAAAGCTTGTGGCCCACTTATAGAAGGTCAACACATCCGTACCGATAGTAATATCTGTACCGGTTGTTAAACTCCCTGCCTCTGCGACAATGGCCGCCTTGGTGGCCGTATCATCATAGGTTGCAAATGTCTGGGTGTTACCGGTGCTCACTTGTTTCCAATCACATAAGCCGGGGGTAACCATACCTCCGATAAATGCTTTGGCAGCATCAATATAGTCTCCTAAAAGTGCAGGAACCCAGGATCCACCCTTATTGGCAGTCACTCTACCCAACTGGTCGGCCCTTAATTCCATTGCCATTCGTGTACCCTTTTTGTTTTCACTATAACCGTTTTCACCGGTGCGAATAAAGGCATCAATGGTTTTATAGAAATCAGGAGCCTCATCTTTTACCCCTTCCACAAAGTTTGTCTTTGCAGCTAGGAGTTTATTGGCTTTTTCAATGCTCTGTATTTGTGCCTCGGCCTGCGATACCTCCTCATTGAGGGTATCTACCTTCTCCTGGTCAAAATCCTTTGCATTGACAGCCTCTTTTAATTGTTCAAGCAATTTTCCTTTATGCTCGAACTTTTCTTTTAGCGTCATAATCTTTTCTTAGTTTTAAATAATTATTTATAGCTTCTATTTGTATTTTATGCTTATCACGGGCTTCCGTGTCTACTTCCTCGCCCGTTTCAGCTTCCTCGACTTCTTTAGCGTCACCGCCGCGAAGTATTGCAAACAACCCCTTGAGGGTTAGTTTTTCATTATACTCGTCTCCGAGTGCCTCCCTGACTAATTCCTCAACCAGTTCGGGTATA